TTTGAGATATGGAGAAATGATAAATTACTTGATCAAACTGCATCTGTCAATGATCAACAGAAATGGTTTGAACAAAATGTAGTGAAGATGAACTATAAATCATTTACCCAGATTGTTATATTAGGATCAAGTAACTTTGTTCCCTTTATGCAGCTGAGTGCACCCAATCGTAGAGAGGTGATAGAGGATCTTCTTGACATTAAAATATTCACCTCAATGAATAATATTCTGAAAGAGAAGATAAGAAAGGTGAGAGATGAAGTTAAGACATTAGATCTCAAAAGAGATTCTTTAAATGATAAAGTCAAGATGCAAGAGACCTTTATTCAAGATGTAGAGACTCGTGGTAAAGAAGATATAGTAAAAAAAGAAAAGAAATTGGATTCTTTAGGTGATGATATTTGTGTTTATATTATGGAAAATGAACGTTCGGATGATCTTGTTTTTGGTCTGAAGGAAGAACAGGAGAAGTTAACAAACACAACAAGTACGTTAGCGAAACTTAACACTTTGAAAGGTCAAATATCCAATAAAGTATCGACCATTACTAAGGAGCACAAGTTCTTTACCGATAATGTAACATGCCCTACATGTACCCAATCTATAGAAGAAGAGTTCCGTTTAAATAGAATTAGTCACGCTCAAACTAAAGCAAAGGAGCTTAAATCTGGTTACGAAGAACTGGAGGAAGCGATTAAAAAAGAAAAAGAACGAGAGCGTAAATTCACTAACTTATCAAAGGAGATCACTAAACTCACGCATGGCATTTCTAAAAACAACACTCTTATCTCTAACTGCCAAAAGCAGCAACAAGATATTAAAAATGAAATTCAAACACTTACCAATCAACTTGAAAACAGAAATACTGAGCATGAAAAGTTAGAAAAATTCAAATCTACCTTACAGGAGACCTATGAGTCCTTAGCCACCAAAAAAGAAACAATTAAATACTTTAATTATACTTACGAGTTGCTTAAGGACGGAGGAGTTAAGACTAAAATCATCAAGAAGTATCTACCGCTGATAAATCAGCAAATAAACCGTTATCTACAGATGATGGATTTTTATATAAACTTTACTCTTGATGAGGAGTTTAACGAAACCGTCCAATCCCCAATTCACGAAGATTTTTCATATGCATCGTTTAGTGAAGGAGAGAAACAGAGAATAGATTTATCTTTGTTATTTACTTGGAGAGAAGTTGCCAAGTTTAAAAATTCAATATCAACAAACTTAATGGTATTGGATGAGGTATTTGATAGTTCATTAGATGGTCAGGGAACAGAGGAGTTTTTAAAGATAATCAAATACGTAATTGATGATGCGAACATATTTGTCATATCACACAAGACAGGCCTAGACGATAGGTTTGAAAATGTGGTAAGATTTGAAAAGACTAAAGGATTTAGTAGGATGGTATTATGATTGGTATTGTTGGTAATGGTTTTGTAGGCAATGCGGTCTATCAAAACTTTAGAGATAAAACAAAATGTAAGGTCTATGATGTTGATAAGAATAGATCTCTGAATAGTCTAGGGGACGTAATAAATTCTAATTTTATATTTGTATGTCTACCAACTCCAATGAGATATGGTGGAGAATGTGATTTATCAATACTTGATAATTTCTTTGAGAATTTACCAGATCATGTTACAGGAACATTTGTAATTAAATCAACTGTACCGATTGGAACAACAAAGAAATATCTAGAACGTCATAATGTAATTCACAATCCAGAGTTTCTAACAGCAAGAAATGCAATCAAAGATTTTGCTAATTCCGAAAGAAATATTGTCGGTGGCGACATGGATCTCTGTGTTGACTTTGTTGCTATGTTTGAAAAATTTTTCCCTGAGATACCAAGCATCATTACCACCTCAGATGAGAGTGAAGCGATTAAGTATTTCTCTAATACATTTCTCGCTTATAAAGTAGCATACTTCAATAAGATATATGATCTATGTCAAGCAGTTGGTATGGATTATGATGTGGTGTGTGAAGGTGTGACAGCTGATAGTCGGATTGGTAAATCACATACTAAAGTTCCCGGTATAGATAATGATAGAGGATTTGGTGGTACTTGTTTTCCAAAAGATTTGAACTCACTGATTGTTCAAATGGAAAATCATGATGTCAATGCTGATATGTTCAAAGAGATATGGAAGTATAATGAACAGATCCGAAAAGTTATTGATTGGCCAGTGACATGAAAGTATTAGTAACAGGACACCGTGGATTTATCGGTAGATATGTATTTGCAGACTGGAGACGTGAACTTGGGTATGAGGTTCATGGTATTGATCATCCTGATGATGTAGGTAATTTTAAAGGTGGTGATTATGATTTAGTGATTCATCTTGCAGCATGGGCAGATATTCGTGAGAGTCTTGAAAAACCAGAGGCATATTATATTAATAATGTTGTCAAGGCAAAACCAATATTTGATTGGTGCCATGAAACAAATACAAGATTGCTTTATGCATCGTCAAGTGCTGTAGATGATAACTATTGGGAGAATCCATATGCAATGAGTAAGTGGATAAATGAACAGATGGCACCCCCTAATTCAGTCGGAATGCGCTTCACAACGGTCTACGGCCCCGATGTTCGAGCAAATATGATGTATGGGTTACTTCGTGATAAAAAAGCAACTTATGTCACAAATCATAAGAGAGATTGGATTCATGTTCATGATGTATGCAATGCGATTCGATGTCTTGCACCAAGCACACTTACGGGCCCTGTATCAATCGGATATGGTGAGTCTGTTCCTGTAAGGAAACTTGCAGAGAAATTTGGTCAAGGTGATTTACCTCTTAAAGAATATACACCCGGTGAAGCAGAAGATAACGTTGCGGATATATCAATCATGGCAAGCACAGGATGGATGCCAACTATCAGCGTATTAGATTCTGTAGAATAAACCACTAAACAAAGTGTCCACTAACCTTGGTTTAGTGTATGATTTTCCTTTATTATGGCCATATAGAAACAGAGAACAATGGCAGTACAACACGAAATCAAATCACAACTCGCTAAACTACTTGCAACAGAAGATCTAGTAGTCGAGCACAAGCAAGTCGAGACAGCATCATTCAACGTAGAGACTAGAGTTTTAATTCTACCTCTCTGGGAAAAAGCAAGCAACAGCGTCTATGACCTGTTAGTTGGTCATGAGGTTGGTCATGCATTGTTTACACCAAACGATGATTGGTTCTTAAAAACAGAAGTTCCTCACGGCATTGTCAATGTATGTGAAGACGCACGTATTGAGAAGTTGATGAAAAGAAAGTATATGGGTCTTGCAAAGACTTTCTACTATGGATATAGTGACTTAAATGATGATGATTTCTTTAACTTAGAAGATGAGGAAGTAGATACATTCAATCTTGCAGATAGAATCAACCTATATTTCAAGATCGGTAACTTCATAGATTTACATTTTACTGAGAGAGAAACTGAGATTAGAGAATTGGTTGGTCAATCAGAGACATTCGATGAAGTATTAGCAGCTGCTAAAGTTCTTCATGAGTATTGTAAAGAAGAGCAAGAGAACAAAAAGAAAGTTGCAGATATTGATACTCTTCAACTACCAATGGGTGGATTACCTGATCAGTTTGATACACAAGAATCTGGTGAGCAAGGTGAAGAAGAAGAGAATGATGAAGTAACACATGGATCATCTTCTCCTAAAGTAGAGGGTGGTGAAGGATCTGATAAGAGTGGTGATATGACAGAGCAACCAACTGTTGGTCAATCTGATAGAGGTGGAGAGAAGAATGAGATCGAAGTCAAGACAGTTGAATCATTAAGTGAAAATATTCAAGACTTAGTTTCTCAAACATCAGCATACGAGAATGTATATTGCGAAATACCTGACATAGAACTTGATAAAGTTATTGCATCTAACTCTGATGTTCATGAAGAGATTGAAAGATTTTATGCAGAGGAAGTTAGAAGATTGGATATAGAGAAAGAACACAATGGATTTGAAAAGTGTAGTAATTGGTTTGCTAGAGAAGATGAAGCATTCTATACATTCAAAAAAGATGCACGAAAAGAAGTTAGTTATCTTGTAAAAGAGTTTGAGTGTAAGAAGTCTGCAAGTGCATATGCTCGTGCTGCAATCGCTCGTACTGGTATTCTTGATACAACTAAGTTACATACTTACAAGTACAATGAAGATCTATTCAAGAAAGTTACAATACTTCCTGATGGTAAGAATCATGGATTAGTTTTTCTTCTTGATTGGTCTGGCTCCATGCAGTATGTAATGAAAGATACTTTGAAGCAACTTTTTAATCTTATTTGGTTTTGTAAGAAAGTTCAGATTCCTTTTGAAGTTTATGCATTCACAAATGAGTGGACATCAAATCAAGAGTATTCTACTTATGGTGGATCTGGTCATCATGGAAAGTTTTACACACCAAAGACTAATATGATTGCGATTGATGATCAGTTTTCACTTATGAATTTATTCACAAGTAATGTAAATGGAAAGACACTTGAAAAGCAAATGATAAATGTATGGAGAGTTGTTGATTCGTATACAAACTGGGGTGGAATGAATTACCCAAGAAAGTTAGCATTATCTGGCACACCTTTGAATGAAGCATTGATTACATTCAAAAAACTTTTACCTGAGTTTCAAAAGAGAACAAAAGTAGAAAAAGTTCAGTGTGTTGTATTGACTGATGGTGAAGCAGGGCCACTCTCACATCATGTAGAAATCCAACGTGATTGGGAAGATCATCCATACATGGGAACTCGTAGATGTATTCCAGAGGTTACATTTATTAGAGATCGTAAAATTGGTAGAACATATAAGATTGGATATAACTATAGCGATTTTACTGATTCACTTCTTGAGAACTTACAGGATACATTACCAACAGTTAATTTTATTGGTATTAGAATTCTAGCTGCAAGAGATGGAATGAGGTTTGCAAGACACTATAATACAGATCTAAATGAACTTAGAATCATGGAGAAAGATTGGAAGAAGTCTAAGAGTTATATCATCAAAAACTCTGGATATGATGCATACATTGTTATGTCATCGAATCATCTCAATCAAGACTCTGAGTTTGAAGTTAAAGAAGATGCAACTAAATCTCAGATTAAGTCAGCATTTGCTAAATCTCTTAAGACTAAAAAACTAAATAAAAAAGTATTAGGAGAGTTTATTTCTTTAGTGGTATGATAACATTTCAAGAATTTATGCAAGAGAGTAGTCTCTCTCGAATAAAAAGTAAATCGGACAAAGGTGGCATGGCCACCATGTCTGCCTCCAGAGGTGATAAATCTGCAAAGGAGAATAGAGCGAGAGCAAAGCAATTGGATAAAGATATTCGTGGTAGAGGTTTAGGTGGTGCTACAAAAGTAACTGGTTCATATGTAGAGAAGGGTGATGATGGTAAAGAGAAGAAAGTAAAGGAGAGAAGTCACGTT